TAAAAAATTTACCATTTTCCCAGCAATCGTTCCTTCGCTATCCGCATTTTGTAGTGATCTTTTAATTCCTTTATATGCTTTTCCAGCAAATTTAACTACTTTATCGCCAATTGCTCCACCTACGACACCTAACCCCATACCTGCCAATGGATTATCAGGATTATAAGCTCCCCCTAAAATTGCATTACCAGCAATTTTTGAAGCTTTTGGGTTTTTTGTTAAAATATTACTAGCATGTTTTATGCTTTCAGCAAGCATAGGTATTTTCATTGACGCTTGCGTTGTATGCATAAATGCAGGTGCTTTGCTTAATGCTTTTAATAAAGATCCAGGTGAAAAAAATGACCCAATTTCTCCAGCCGTAGCACTTGGACTATTAGGAGCAAAATTAAACATAGGTATTTTTGGTATATGCGCGCCTAATGCATTAGCACCACTAGCGCCTAGGTTTGCTAATCCTGGCACAATATTTGCTGTTCCTTGTGCAAATCCTCCAGCAAAATCACGTAATCCTCGTCCTACTGATTCTATTGGCTCATTAATATATTTTTGTACGCCATTTGCATTTTTTTCAAAAAATGAACTATTTTTTTTTGAACGTCTTTCTAATTCTCTACGTGCCAATTCTTTGTACGCTTCTTGCTTGTAAGATTCATCCATTACCATTCACCATTGCATGTAATTCTTCATCAGTCATTTTTGAAAAATCAGGTGTACCATTGCTTAGTGTAGGCATTTTTTTACTAACTTTGGGCTGTCCGTACCCTGATTTTGATGCTTCAAATGCTTTTTGTAACTCTTTGTCGGTAATAGATTGCATGTCATGCCATACTTTATTACTTACTAAAGATTCAAAAACTTTTACATTAAGCATGGATTTTTCTCCCATGGACTTAATTGCATGAACTGTGCTGCGCGCTCCACCTAAAGTTAGTCTTAAGTTAATTAATTCAGGGGACAAAGCCACGGCTGACAAAAACTTTGCTTGTTGCTTTTCATTCTTTCCTAGTAAAGAATCTTTTATAAAGCGCGTGCTGTATCCTTTAACTCTATTTGCATAATCGCCCGTTGCATCATTAATAAAATTAGAAAGATATTTTACTTCACGACTCGCATATTCGCGTTCATTTAAAGCGGATCTATTTTTTGCTGTAAGTTCAAAAATGGGTTCTGGAGGGTGTTTTGGATCATATCCATGATCGTATAACAAATCATCAAAACTTTCGCCTGAACTTAATTTTTTCTCTACTTCATCTCCTCTAATTCCAGCACCTTGAGCAATAGCAACAAGATGAGCTTTAGTATCAGGTGTTAACCCATCCCAATGTTTTCTATTTAATGATTTTTCCCTAAAATTTTCTAATGCTTTTTTGTTGTCGGAGCTTTCTAATCCTAAAGCTTTCATATAACGCTGTCTTTGTTCTTCATTTTCTATTTTTTGTGTTCTATTAGTAAAAGGAATAAATCCATTTTTAGCATCTTCATACCCTTTAGCATTTTTAAACTCTTTAGTTTGCGCTGTTCCTTTTTTATTTGATTCCAAACCATTAACGATAGATTGTTGCAACATATTTTCAAGATCGCTTTCTTTTTTGCTGGGTATTTTTTCCTCATTATAAGGCGCATATCCTTTTCCTGGCTGATATCGCATAGATGAATCAATTTGATTATTATTAAATAATTCTGGATGTTGGCGTATATAATTTAACGCACCTACTTGTTGTGCTGTACCTGATAAAGCAAGCAAAGGATTTTCTTTTTTAAATTTATGTATGGCGTTATCGTATTGTAATTTTTCATCTAAATATTTATTATTTATCTCATTATTTTTAGTCACAGAATTTCTATTTTTAATTTGTGATCGTTTTTCAGGTGTATAAAATTTATTTTCTAATACTGCTTTTTCTGCTTCCAATGGTGTCATAGTATTAATTTTATTGGTAATGGCTTCGCTTTTTTTTATATCTGCTTTTGTTTTAGGTATATAAAATTGATTTTCCAAAAATGTTTTTTGATTATTATTTTTTAATTTTTCTGGAAGGTATTGATTCTCAATATTTTTACCTGTAGTTGAGGCATTTCTATTGTTAATTTCTGATTCAATGTTTGGGCCGTAGTATTGATTATGTAATTTAGAAAAAGCATTTGCGAGTCTTAATTTATCAGGCAAATATTCGTTTGTTATTTTCTGGCCTCTGGTAAGCTCATTTCGGTTGTTAATTTCTGATTCAATGTTTGGGCCGTAGTATTTATTTCTTAATGACGAAAAATTATTAGCGAGTCTTAATTTATCAGGTAAATATTCATTTGTTATTTTCTGGCCTCTGGTAAGTTCATTTCGGTTGTTTATTTCTGATTCAATGTTTGGACCGTAGTATTTTCTTTTTAACATAGAATACGCCAATGCATTAATCTCATTCAAAGAATTTAAAGCGGAATTTGGTTTTACTGATGGTATGGCCATTTTTTATCCTTAAAAAAAGCTTCCAAAAATACCCAATCCACCGCCCAGACCTTTCCAAAAATCATTTTGTTTTGATGTGGTTTGATTGTAAGCATTTTCGCCCATGTTTCCGTATATTGAATTTAAAGAATTAGCATAATCTTTTTGCCCATTTCCATAATTAGTATCAATACCTAAAACATTGTGTAACCATTGGTTTTGGTCTTGAGAGCTAATATTTCCAGCATTTTGCTGTAATTGCTCCATTAATGGACTACTTCCTGACAAACCACTGGCGCTAGCAGCATTTTGACCTGCTCTCATAGATTGTTGCTGTAGATTGTGTGCATAAGGGCTTTCGTTATAATCACCCATAAGATTATTTACAAATTCACTAGGGTTTTCATGTTGATCCAGCCATTCTTTGTATGGGCCATAGCTTTCTAAGCCTTTTTGTAAATACCCTTGGTTTTGATTAAAAGGCTTATCTGAATGACGAAAAAGACCTTCTAATAAATTTGATACGCCACCGCTAAACATCCCTGAGTCAAACATAGTCACAATCCTTGTGCTAATCTATCTATTAATTCTATACAATAACTGTCCATTGGCCAACCCCTGCTACTACTTGCCACATTTGTAATTGCGCTGTTCTTGGTGTAACTGGAGTATTAGAGTCACTTACATAAATCATTTGCCCTTCTTGCGGATCTTGTATTGCGTCCCTATCGGCTAAAGTTATATTGGGAATAAAGCACCCATTTTCAGATAAATAAGTTTTTAAGGTTTCTACAAAAGTAGCCATAAAATCAGCCCATAAATCACTTAAATACCCTTTATCATTCGTCAATGAATCGTATGTTGGAAAATAATCAAAATCTCTAGCCATAATTTACTCAGGTAATTGCTCAAAATCCCATGAAGCACCCAAAATAATAAAGGGTATGGGTGCATAAAATTCTATTTTAGGCGTAAATCCCTGCCCTCGAGGTGTCGTGCCTAATTTTCTCCACACCGTTCTGTGCGTAAATTCACCTTGTTTTCCCATTGTAGACAATAAACTGCTTTGATACGTTTGGCCACCGTCTTTAGATATAGATAAATGTACGGCAGGTTGTGCTAAAGCTATAGGCTGTAATGCAGGATTAAAATTATAAGGCGTAGTTTGTATGTCACTTAAATTATTAATGTTCGTAAATCCCAAATTTCCTGTAGCCGTTTGTCCCTGTAGTAAATCCACTTGAAATCTATCAATACGCAAACGCACATAACCTTTTGGCGTTATTTGTCGCCCTATACGCATTCGTTTAATGGGATCGTCAATACCCGTAACCGAATTATAATTTGTCGCTACATTAGGATTAATTAAATAAAAAACCGCACTTTGATAATCGCCATAAAAATTCATGCCATCAAAATACACGTGCGTTTGTGCAGGATGCCTATTCCCACTTAACACCTCTTCTTCATGCCATCTTGGTGTTCCATCCTCGCTCATACTCGCATTGAATACAAAAGTATGATTAGAACTTGTAAAATTAAGTCGGTAAAAAATAAGCCCATTTTCTTTGATTAAAATGCCGCGCGCATCACTAATACCTGTAGTTGCAGAATATTGGCCTAATTGATAATCTAAAGCGCGATTGCTTACGGGCTGGGATTGCGATCCTTTAACGGCCATAACACCCGCTAAACCGTCTTTATCTTGTGCTAAAAAAAACATAATATCAAAACCAACCGCTATACTTCCTAGTGCTGGAGTGCCTACCTCCATAAGCAAAGAATTATTGCGCCTAAAGGGCAAATTCGTACCTTTACCAGCATTTTCCCATACTTCTGTATAGTTCTGTGAAAATAAAAATAAACGTCTGTGAAGCGTCCTACAGCCTACTATAGTGCCTGGATGTGACGTAATGCTTCCTAGTTGCAACTGACCGTTATTAGTAACATAAATAGAGCCACTTCCGGTGCTTGAAAAAGTAATTGCCGTGCCGTTATTCGTAGTGGAAATAGTAAAAGTAGTACTGTTAACTACGGACTTAATGTAATAAGTAGTGTCTACAGAAATAGCGGGTGTTCCTGTAGGTAATGTCCCACCTCCATTAAATTGAATCGGTGTTCCAATTTGGTAATTTAATGTGGTTCCTGTAGTTAAAACCAAGTTAGGCGAACCACCACTTGTAGCGACAAATGCATTCCCTGTATTGGTTGTGTAATCTGCACCCCACACCAAACCTTGATTAAATGTTGATAATTGAAAATTATTAGTCCCACCATTGGCCACCACAAAAAATCCGTCTAAATAGCATGCATCCACGGGCGTTGCTGGAAAACTTGTGTCTGTTATTTCAGCAAATATGCCTGTGTTTGTGTCGTAAATCCATCCGTCTACACCATTAACAAAAATTATTTGAAAGGTATTTGCATCAATACCTACATAACCTGTGCCTGCGATAGGGTTTATAGGTGGGCTTGCATAAGGGCTATTTAATGCCGTTGTGGTGAGTGAGCCTAAGGTTCCTGTGGTTTTTAATAATGTTTGTCCATATACTTGATAAATCGCATTATTAAATATAAAACTTGCGCGACACCCACCTGTTTCTGTATAAAAATCCAAAGGAACATTGACAATTCCTGAGGTAGATAAAAGTACTTTAGGGCGTTTTCCTTTAGGATCAAGGTATTCAAACATATTTACCGTACGCGCAGCACTTATAGTGCTAATACGTTGATTGTCGTAACTGCCTACTAAATCGTAATCCTTTCTCATGGCACCACCTAATAGGCTAAAATATTTTGCCAGTAAAAAGGCTCAGGTCGACTTAATATTGCTGACGGCCTTATCGTTAAATCAGTTTCATTCGCATTTTTAATGGTTGAAAAATAATCTTGATATTCTTCTTCTGCTTGTTTACTCCAGTTGCCTGATGGATAATACGATAAAAATTTGCGCGCTAAACAATACTTTAAAAATCCATAATAAAATGGGGGTAATTCGGTTAAATCAGAATTTTGTGCCAAAGAATCGATCATGCATTTAACACCTAAGGTGCATGGGTAAGGCTGATCGGGTGCGGGGTAGAAGGTTATGATGCTTTCTACATCTTGTTTGTCTAAAAAGATAAATCCAGGACGAGTATTTAAAGGCAATAATCGCGTAACCCCATAATACTGTGCTTTATTAATAATTTGTAAAGGATAAATAATTCCTTGTCCTTGGCTTGGAACAAGATAATTTGCAAAAGATAAGTCCACAATTCTATTGGAAACAACATTGGCTGGAACCATATCCGATATAGTGTATGAGGCTTGATTAGACACTAAATTAAAATTTAATTCAGTTAAATAGGGTATATAAATTGAATCGGATGCAAATTTGGTTAATAACTCATTAATTAATTCAAGTCCTGACGAAAGCATGAAATCATCTGGAGTTTCACCAACACCGAGTTCACCGATCAAATACAATGAATTGATAATTAATTGATTTGTAGTTTTGACTGTTTGCGCCATTACGTATCCCCTAAAATAAACAAATAAAAACCTAGGCGTACATTGTGCAGAGGCCTAGGCCATATTTATTTCAAAGGAAAAGCATCATCCAAGCCTTTACATAGCTTACGACCAAAAGATTCAGCTTTAGCGCCATCATTGCTCATGTATGCATCAAACTCTTCCATAGCTTTAGGCATCATAGGACGACCACCCATTTTGCCTTTCATTTTTGCTTGTTCAGAACGTACAAAAGCATTATTGGATTGAACCATTTTATTGTCTTTCATTTTAATTTCCTTTTAGGTTTAGCCGTTACCACAGTCTTTTTGGCCTCTTGCCTTATGTTGTTTTCTACCTGTTCTCTGTATTGTTTTGCTTTAGTTGGTGTATCAAACCAAAAGCCCTCAGCAATCAATCGATCTGCCTCCTCGTGTTCAACCACTCGGAAGGCATGAATAGGATGATAAATACACTGCAGCATTATGAAAGCACCACGGTTGCATATTGTTGGTGCCAAGAAAAGCCACACAATAAGTCAAGTCGCATGTAGTTTTGATACCCCAATATATCGCCAGTTTGTGTCACAGCTAATGACAATCCTGTTTCAGGATCGACCGCAACTGATGCATAGGGAACTTGCAATTTATACAAAGGAGGGCAAACAATATCTAATGCGCGTGAAGGATAAGCAACATTGACGTTATGATTTCCAACCATAGTCACTACGGCACCACTAGGTACAGGATTACTGACGTTGCGGTTAGCATTGTTAGCATCTGAAATAATACTTGGGCTAATTTGCACAGTAATATTTCCACTACCATCCGTACTTGCAGCAGCTTGGACTACAAATTGCATGTTTTGACCGGTTGCGGCACGTCCTACAGGGTTAACGGATTGCACACCGGCTACAGAAATTAAATCACCTGGTAAAAAATAGTTAGTAGTATTAGCCGTGGCACCGTTCATCACTAAAGTAGTACCCGAAGATACAGCACCATTAATCAATAAAGAATCGCTTGAAAATAATGTTGGGCCTGCACCAGCTACATGGTATTTAATGTTTTGGGATTGAAAAATGTCAAAATAAGACAAGTGACCAATCGCTGAATTTTTAACAATGTCTTCGTTAAATACGGGAGTAAAGTTATTTAGCAAGGCACCTTTAAGGCTTGAGCCGTCACGTACTGTCATAGCCAAATAAGCATCAGATGCAATATTTACGCCTTGCTCAAGCAACTTAGCACCAGCAGTATCAACAGTGGTAAAAGAGTTAATTGGAACGCCAGCCGTACCTGTGAAGAAGTTAAGATTAAGTTCAGCAGACGCACTGATGTCTTTTTCCATTTGAGTAATAATTTCTTGGATAGCAGGTGCAATAAATACACGGCTAAAATCCTCAATACGCAATGATAAATCTTGAATGGTGTAAGCAATCAAGGCATGATATTGGTGTTGAATTACTATAGTTTCAACGGTTTCTATAATGCTTTGAGGTATTGCAACGCTGCCATCACCAACAATAAAATGGTTTTGTCTGCGTACTTGCAAAGTATCACCAATTTTATAACCAGATGATACAAAATCATCCTGATAAATTCGTGATGCAGTCATAACAAAAGGGGCGTTATTAGCAAACATTGCTAAAGCGGTATTTGATACAAGATCGGTTGTAATAAATTGGTTAGCCATTTTGACTAGTCTCCATTTAATCCATTAAATGGGTACATAGCGTTTTACTTTGGGTTCCTATGGTTTCATCCTTGAAACCCTAAGTAATTACTTCCATGTACCTGCTTTCATCCTAGCCCTAATTGTAGAAGCTGGAGTTTTATCCGTAGTAGCACCGACACCAGTAGGATTAACTCGAATTGACCCTAAGGGATCGCTTTTGTTAGGAGCATTCTTTTTTGCCATTCCCGACATTAAAGAATGTCCTAACTTAATCACTTCTTGTGCCTGTTTTAAAGGGTGGAGTTTAGAAATTCGCTCGAGTTCGTCTCTATTTTTGCCTAACTTGTACGCAACATCAGCCGGATTATTAACCAGTAGTAATGCGTCTCTGACATGTTTTGTAAAAGGCACGTCATCCCCACGTACTACATCCTCAAAATCCTCGTACTTTTCGGAAGCACGATCAAAATCGTCATTTAAACGCGCATACTCTTTTTGTATGTGGTTTGCATGTTCTGCTTCTTTAGCCTGCCTCTCTTCATGTTCTTTCATGCCTAGAGCCATGCGTACTGCTTTTTGTATGCGTTCCTCTTCATTCATAGGTGCAGCACTAGGTTGCCCTGGTGAATTGTAAGGATTGTTGTGCTGATTAGAATAATCAGGGTTAGCACTGTCACCGCCTTGCATCTGTGATTGCATTTGCATTAATTGTTGCTGCAATTGCCTCATTTCGCGTGCGTGTTTCTTTGCTTGCATTCCTAGCCGTTTCTTTACACTACTAGGTAAATCGTCATTATGCTGGTCTTCCTGACCTACTTCCTGAGCTTCCTGCTCTGTTTCATAACCTGGATCTACTGCACCACTTTGACCATCTTCATCATCACCACTTACTTGTTCTGCTAAAGCGTTCTCGTCCATGATTTTCTATTCTCCATTCGATGCTCACGCACCCTAAGCTCTACGGTTAGCCTGAAACCCTGAGCAAATCCTTTGCTCGATAGTTTAATTATAAACTTAATTGTATAAGATAAAACCGCCACATATTGGGGTGTTTATTACTATTTTTCTTTTTCCTTATGCGGATTATTGTGCTTGTGTAAATCCGAAAGCACTTTAGCAATGTTACTTGAAAAGTTTTTTTCGGCCTTATCGACATCAAGCAATGCCTTTCCATGTTCTATTTTTATTTTTTGCTGCTCTAATCCCATCTTAGTTTGCATTTCTTGTGCTTTAAGAATCATCTGTGCTTGATCCAAAAGATGTTTTTCTTTACGAATCTTAAGTTCCTCCGCACGCTCCATCAATGCTTGCTCTTCAAGATGCATTTTTTGTTCGTTCATTTTCATTTCTTGTTGTTTTTGCATCATTTCCATTTGCATTGCTTGCTCTTGAGGATTGGGTTGTTTGGGTGGTGGTGGTTTACCTTCCTCTTTAGCCAATATTTCAGGCGGTACAAGAGACTTAAATCGCTCGGCAATTTGTGGCATGAACTGAACATCCAAGTTTTTAGCCCATAAATCTGCAATTAGTGGGAATACTTGTGGGCTTGCTTGCAATGTTTGTTGTAAAAACTCTAAAGCTATGTCTTTTTGAACGGCAAATGATGGGCCTGTATCGATTTCTATATCATAATCGCTATCATCCAATGAATTTTCGCGCATTGGGTTACCGTGTGGATCTTTACCTGTTATTTTATTTAAAGTGATGGAATCTGTGCGCCCATCTGCTTTAGATACAATCATATGCCTTTCATTTTCTCCCACAATCTCAGGCAATAAATCCAATACTACACGCCCTCCTTGCTCAATAGCTTGGTTTAAATTATCAAACCAAACATAAGCAGACATAGAGCCTTCCATTTTGCGTTCACGTCTTGCTTTTCCTGATATGTCACGCCCCTGTAATGCTTCATTTTCTGAAAATCCCAGTATTTCGCGTATGTCTTGGCATCCACGCTGGAATTGGTTTAATAGTGTTGGGGATAAGTCCCATGGAGGCATTTTGGTAGGCATTTGCCCCGTTTTTGGATCGGGTTTTGCAATTAAAATACCGGCTTGCAATTCAGGATTTCGCCACATTTGCTCTTGGCCTAGGATATTATCCTCCGTACCTATCCATTGCTCACGTCTACGATTTTTAATTTCTGCCGCTATTTCAGAGCCAACGTAGTTTACGAACCTTTGCGCGTCTTTTGCTTCATGGATAAAAGAGCGCGTGTATTGTTGGCCGTTAATGTAATTTGAATCGCCATCTACAAAAATTAAAGGCAAGTATTTACTTGGCCAATCGGTGAATTTAATAATTTCATTTTGTGTGAGCATGTATTGACGGCAAAAATAATCTTTACTAAGTCGCTCTCCATGTATCTCTGGGATGTCTTTGCGAATAATATCGCCCACTACTTCGGATGTATCAGCTAATGCTTTGCGTTTTTCTAATTCTTCTTGCATTTCCTTCCATTCATCTTCGGTGACTGTAGTTCCATCCGTTAATAATAAAACTTTTATGGGGTACCATTCTTTGCGTGTGTATTTGCACACGACAATTGAGTCTCTAGTTTCCCACTGAAAATCTAAAAGTGAACGTGGATCGGAATAAGATACAGGATTCATCACATGGGGATAGGTTGCATAGAATTGGTCTTTGTCATACACGTATTGTGTAGCGCAAAAATTACCATCTCCCTTATGGGGCTTTATAGCCGTTGGATCAAAAGATGTTCTTGATACATCCGTGATTAGTTCATAGCGTATGACTTTATTGAAAGAGCGTGGGCTTTCGTAGTCTAATACGATTTCAAAAGCTCCATGTCCCATCATTAACGCTTGCTTAAAAGAATGTTGATAGATTAGGTCATTTTGTGATTGATAGGCTATTGTGCGTACTAAATCGGCTCTTAAATCAATTTGTTTTTGATCGGATTTTCCAGTTAATGAGCGGACCATTAAATCCGGTTTATTTTTTCTTTGCTCACCAGCTATTTTTTTTAACGGATCGTATAGTTTATTAAAAACCATGGGTGGTTTAAACAATCGTGAAAATTCAGAGCGCTCTACTGTTGACCACTGATCGCGCAAGACAAAATTCATATCGTCTTTACCGCGCACCATATTTTCACCAAAATAGCCGTCCCACAACACCATATCTTCACGTGCGCGTGTTAGTACTTCTTGCTCGTCAACACCCGCCTCTTCAAGTTGTTCGCGTAGCTGTCCATTAATTTCATCCAGTTCTTCAACGGGCAGTTGATCTGCTATTGTTTCCATGTTTGTTTTGCTCCGATCCGTGGAGTAAATAATTATGGGTGACTAGAGCCTTTAATCCAGTCACCTTATTACTTTTTATTCAGTCTGGTCTGTTTGGTCTGCATCAACTGGCGCAACTACAGGAACCACATACGACGTCCAATCGGTTGCATTAAAATCATCTATGGAAAAAATAAAATTACCTGCATTTGGATTAGGTAAAAGTACTATTTTCCACACATAGGCCATGCTGGGCATTACTACTAAATAACCGTCTGTTTCTGTCCAAGACTTACGGCACATAGCAACGCCTGATTCTAGTTGTACTAATGCATCTGCAAAATTCATTCTTTAAAGCTCCTTATTTATGGTAAAACAGTTAATTGGCAAGAGCCGTTTGTAAAAACGGGCTTATAAATTTGATGACCATCTGAGGCCACACAGAATACAAAGTCTGTAGCTTGTAGTGCTATATTTTGTGTATGTAGGTAATTATCTAAAAATCCGGCTGAAGATACTTGAGACAGTGTGTTGTTAGGGCAATACAGTCTTCCATCCCTCGGTACTACTTGATTGTTTTGTCCCGCAAAATTGAGCAGTAGTGTTATTTGAGATTGAGCAGTCATAATTTAGTCCTTTAGTTATGTTGTCACGCTTTAATCGTAGCTGATTAAATTCATTATTGCATTCTTTGCACATAATAACATAAGCATGCTTTTTAAAAAATCTACCGCAATAGATGCAGCGTGTATTGCTCATGTTAAAAAATCCTTTTAAAAAATCCTTGCTATGGGGTTATACATATTCACTTTTTTTCTATCACCCATTTTATCCGCTGTTATTCGATCGCTTGCTATCTCAAGAGCTGCATAACCCAGAGCGTCCATTGGGTGACTGGACATATTTTTATTAGGCTTATCTTTATAGCGTTCTTCACCCGATACCGCAAGCCGCGCATAAACGTAGTCTTTAACAAACCCCTTAAATAGTTGAGGGCAATTGCGCCTATCAAGAATAAACCCTGGTTTGCCATCGACCATTTTGTTAAGGAAATAGCGAACAGAACCCAGCCTAGGGTCAATATCATTAGTCCTAGCCGATCTAGTGGGTATACCGAGACTATTAAGTTCACCAATACACGACATTTCTTCCATAATTTCATTGCGTGCATTACCTGCTGGATCTGCAATTGATAATTCTCCAACTTTACAATACGGGAAGTCTTTTAACAATGAAGGAATGACTATGCTATCAGCAAATGTACGTATTCCCATCCCATCACCTAAATACTCTTTAAGAACCAGTAGCTGACCACGGGCGGTTAATTGCAGTACTACACAGGCGGGTGTAAGCCCAAAGTCCCATCCTAGTATGAGGTCTAATCCTTGTACTGCAGTTAATGAGTCAACTGCATGTAAATCGCTGTTAAATTCGGGGTATACGCACTTGCCAAAACCAACACTACCCCACTCACCCAGACAAAAAACCTTAATAAAGTCCTTTGATTGCCCTTCAGCCAGCATTTCGTAGTAGTTGTCTGGCAAATGGTCTGCATTGTCTGCATGAGGGTTTCTAACCCATTGGTTATCATCATTTTTAATTAACCCAGGTGGTTGTTTAAAAAGCACGTGATTAGGGAATTTTTGTTCTTCAAAGTCCTTATATATCCAGTGATCATCTTCTGGGGGATTAGTATCAGCAATAATACCCGACCAATAATGCTCATGACAAAAAGCTTTAGAGGGATAGCGATTAACACGTCCTTTCATATGTGCTAATGCGGCTTTAGGAACCTCTGATAGTTCGTTAATGTAGCATCCTGTTAGCTCTAATGACTTGATTTTGCGTACGTCCTCTGGCCTATCAAGTGCTATAAACAGTAGCTCTAACTCTACGATGCCCTTGCCATCACAAAACGTATGTTCATAGGTCATGATAGGCTTTTGACGCTTACGCACATCGCCCAAATCTTCGAACCATGATAGCCAGCTTGCTAGGGTTGTAGAGCTAAGTTCCCCACTCGTATTCCGCACGATTGCCCATCGGCTTCTACGTCTATTTCCATGCCACACAGGGACTTCGCATGCTCGTTTGACGATTTCAGTAAGCGCCCAAGTTGACTTACCCGATCCATAAGGTCCCATAATGACACGCACAAAACTATCATCATGATGAGCAATGTGGCCTGTGTTAGTGGGTATATAAACTTTGTCTTGTTCTTTAGCATGTATGATCATCCTGTCTTTTGTGATTGTGATTTGCGTAACTGTTCCACGCTTTTGAGCGTCTTCATACTCTACAATGTGTTTTCGTATTTCTGAGGGTGTTAAAACTTTCATCGTTCTAAAATCTTATTAGGAGGGGTAGTTTTATAGTCATTAAGCTTGGTATCGCGCACATGCTCTTGTGTGCTAAAACGCACGCCGCATTTAGTGCATTCACGCCTACGTATTATGATGTCTTGATTGCGCTCATTGCGATAAGTATCGACTACTTTTGAGTGATCATAATTGCAAGACCTGCAGCGCATATAGACCCTTATTTATGCATTTTTTCTAAAGTTTTAGCAAGTCTTGCTCTTTTGCCCTCTTTACCACCTGCTTTAGCTGCTTTATCAAGGGTTTTTTTGGGTATTTTTTTATCTGCCGGTACACCTAGCTCTTTGTGCAAAGCACCTTTTTTCATGCCTATTTTTTGTATCCATTGACCAGCCATGTTATTTCCCTATGATTTTTAATAGCGACTCTTTCAAAGAGCTTTTCAGTCAGCTCACAGACTGTGGGGTCTGTACACCAGCAACAGCAGCACTTGCACCAGCACTTACAACAGTATCAGCTACATTTTCTGCACCTGACAAACCGGCGTTGATTATGGGTGCCACCGACGGCATTTTAGCAGCAATAAGAGCTTCTAGCTTATTGATCATGCTGTTGATGTCATTAATGACATCTTGTACTAGCTTAGGCTCTTCTTTTGCAAGCTCTGATTCCGCATAAGTCAATATGTGACTGATGAGTAAGCTCATTAAAGCTGATGACATTGTAAACTCCTTTTATTTATAGTCTTTTTTACCGTAATTGGCCATGGATTGCTCGGCTAAATTGCGGCATGCGCTAGATGCTTTGTATGTATCTTCTTGTTGTTTTTGCTCGCGTGCTAAAAAGAGATTATTGCGTGTGTCTTTGTATGTTGCATCTTTTTGACTAGTGTATTTAGCACTCATGATCGTCCTTGTCTATGTCTATGTCATCCATCTCTTTTGATTTTTTTTCATCAAGCAAAAGTGATAGCTTTTCGTTCAATTCGTTTACTTGTGCGTTAGGTCCATAGTGCTTAGCCCATCTTCGCTCAAGCATCCAAGCATCAGATTGCCATCTTTCGATATTATCAGCGATTTTATCAGAGTGATAGATAATTTTTTCCTGCTCGACTTGATAGAGTGCTTGTACAAAGCGCGCGTGATCAGTGTCCAAGCCTTTTTGTAAGTGCTCCTTGCCTGTGTTGATCCAGTTGTATAGGGTCTGGTAAGTCACACCGCATGCATATGCAGCTATCTCGTATGGGACGCGCTTAGATACTGATAGTAAAATCGCATCGATTTTATTCTTATCGAGTTTTGTTTTTCTTCCCGATCTTGATCTGCCGTCCTGTCTTTTTTCGTGCCTTTTTGCATCGATCATTTGCACTATCTCCTTGTGCGCTGTCTTTTTTTGATACTAGCATGATAGCAAACAAAAGCACAGTTTCAAAACCGTTTGCACTACTCGCAAGCTGTGACAGTGCCGATTGCGTGAGCGAGTGCGTTTTTAGTATGTCAACGCACTCACCCACAAACTGGGCTGCACACATGACTGCTGGTATTGATAATGCTGCCTGTGTTTTATGCTCTTTTAATTGCTCTAGTAGTCTCACTGTAGTACCTCACTATATGCATAGTATATCATAACAATTTTGCATTGCAAGTGTTTTGCAATATAAATTACATATATAGTATATCACTCCAGGAGCTTTCACTCCAGGAGCTCAAAGTGATCTTGATCTTGCAGCTGCTTAGCAGTATCTAGCTCGCCTAATCCGTCCCATGATCCACCCCACCTGACTGCATGAGTCATCTTTCCTTGAGACTTTAGCATCTCTGCTATTCCCAAAACATAGCCGCCAAACCATATTGCTTTTAGTTTATCATTAAAATCAATAGGATACGGTGCAACATCTACTGCCATGGACGGTTGTGTATTGTGCTTGCCTTTGTGCAATTTGCTCAAGCCTTTTGCATAGTCTTGCTCTTGATCGGCAAGAGAGCGATATCCTTGTAAAATTGTACAATCTGTATACTTAATCACCTCAAAAAATAATATTTGCAAATCATGATGACAGGTTGACAACTTACTGAACGATTCCTGGCTAAACTTGGGCATTTTATGAACTCCTTGAGTTATGTATACATAGATACGATAGCAGTACACTCGATCACTATCAATATGCTTAGCAATAAAAATATTTTGATATTTATGCATAAAAGTGTTGACATTACAAAACACTGTGCTATAATGCTCGCATACAAACAACAAACAGTGAGGAATAAAGATGAGCAGAGACGATATAATGGATCAATTGATTGAGATTCAAAATCACAAAGAATTTTGTTATGTAGATATCCTAACAATAACTTGCTTTATGAACACCGAGCAAATATATAAGCATCTTTTGAAGTGCAAGAATATAACCGAAAAAGCAGCCTAAGGGCTGCAACAACAGTGAGTAATAACTATGAGCAAAATTGGCAATTACATTCTAGATATCGAGCAAAAATTCATATCTTTGCACTACAAAATCAGCGCGCTAAACGCTGAGCTGAAAAAGACACATGATGAGCTTACTCAGCTAAACGCACGCTACAAGCACTTGAATCCTTTTGAGTACGATCAAATAGCATAAAAATATTTACATTATTTGCGATAAAAGTATTTTAATATTTTTATTGCATGATATAATACACGCACACAAACAAAAACACTGGAGATACAAAATGAATTTAGATAAAGATATTTCATGCATTAAGTCAAAAAGAGAGCACATTCTTTCAATATCCTCAGAAGTTTACGAAAAATACTTAGAGATTTTTGAAGATATTCAACTAAAAAAACTAAATAAAGTGGTTGATTACTGCGAGGAAAATGGCACAAGTTTTTATTATGAAGACTTAGATGATCTAGCGATAAAGGAGTCCGCTATTCGTTTAACTTTAAACCATTTTTATGGTTTTTCTGGCGGGGATGATACAGATTTTTATTTAATAAAATACATTATAGAAAATATGGAACAAGAAACAAAAAAAATAAAAAAGTTTATCAATGACATGCGCGAATAAAAACAACAACACTGGAGAATAAAATGAAAATACATCCTGATACTTTTAAATTCAATAGTATGCAAATAGAATCTATCATTAACAGCGTTGTGCCTTTAATTGCGGAAAAAAAAGATTACGGATTTTTTAAAGGAATTTTGCATGTAAAAGCCGATTCTTGCAAAAGTTCTTCAGAATTTTCTTATTTTATTAGTAAGTTATTAAAACAACAAGGTAACTAAAAA